CATTGACGCAAAAGGAACTATCTCAGGAAATGCGGGAACAATTCTTGAAAAACATCTTAACTTATCAAAAGCAAAAGATGCCGTGTTCTCTGTTGGTTCACCATCTTACTGGAGAAAATATCTTTATACTAACTCAGATAATATCTTTGGTTTATCTGGTGCAATTATCGGTGTTACATCAACTGGATTTGCTGCAAATAACTTTAATTTATTTGGTGACGGTTCATGGGATCAAAATGCTGAAGGAGTCATATTTAATAG